AATCTTTTTTGATTCCTCCTCTTTAACTTTCTTAGAAGTAAGATAATTGTTGTATGATTGCATATCTGTATTAACTATTGCATTTGTGGAGGAATCTCTGAATAAATTAAACTCATCTTTGATTTTTATCTTTTCCATATCAGGCTGTAGCAATAACTCTCAAATCTCTCAGTCTAGGTGGATATGATTGGTTTGTAGAAGTTCCAACAAGTTTAATGCTGAAATATCTAAATGACTCTAAGTTATCAATAGTGAATTCATAATCTTTAAAGGTAATTTCATTACTATCAAATCCTAGAGTATCATTCTTAGAAACAAAAGTATCAGATGTTCCATCATTATTTGCTGGATTGATTACCTGACCAGACTCAAGTTTATTTGAATATCCTGGGAAGAGGTTATAAATTGGTTCTTCACTAGGATCTTTCAGTATGGAATAAAGAGCTCTTAAATCAGAGTATGGGTTAATATATGCTGCTACAATTATTTTAATTGATGTTGCTGGAATTTCAAGTGATATAGGTCTTGTGGCATAGATGAATGCCGATGGATCATCTTTTACTGTTGAAACTCTATCATCTGCAATAAAGTCTGTAACAACATTATTAACTCTATTTGATACTAAGATCAAACCAACTCTATCCAAATCAATAGATGGGGTAAGTCTGCTGTCAGTGGTTGAAAGATTCAATCTGACTTGTGTGGACTTATTTCCAAGATTATTAATGAGTTTACCAGTTTCGTTGACTCTAGAAGCAACAATTCTTGGTGTTGAGAAATAATTATTCTCATCCAGTGACAGAGGTTCAAATCCTTGATCTAAGAATGATATTTCAGATCCAGAAATACTGGTTCCACTTGTCGTTCTAATTTCACCACGTAACTGAGTTTCTGGATGAATCACAGTTTGTATAATTGGTTTCACAATCTCAAATTGAATATTTTGAGTTGCTTTAATATTAGAACCACCAGCAGATTTAGTAGAATTTACATATAATTTTGGTTGATTAATTCCAGTTGTTCTGTTAACTCCATTGGAACTCATGTCCACTTTTATGTTGTAGTAGTCAAGTCCTATTGGATCATCTACAGTAGCATCTTGTAGTTTATGAGTTTTATTGATTCTCCTTAGTGAAACACCACCGAGTTCGTATTTGTAAACGAGTGAGTTGATTGAGTGAGTTAGTGGAATAGTGGAATCAACTCCTCTGGTGATTCCTGTCAATAGATTACCAACAACACCACTGTAAGAAATAATCTCATTATCTATCAAAACATATCCGAGATTTGTAGTTCCAACTCCAACATTTTCAAAGGTTGAGAATGATGTAGTAAATCCTGGAGAAATTGAAATTGAATCTGTAGATGTTGAAAGATACTCTGAAGTTAGAGTTGCTGGTGGAACATCAGATTCTACTCTAGAAATAATCACATCATTTGTTGGAGAATGCATTCCATGATTTCTGTGATTTACCTTGATGTTCATTCCATCAGATTCTACTATTGGTGAAGATGTTATGAAAACACCACCACCATTAATTGCAGTTGTTCCTGATCCAGCAACAACTGAGGAGTAGAACAGACTATTTCCAACCCCAACTACAAAATCACCTTGAACATTATCAATCGTAATCTCATTAGTTCCAGCAATTCCAACAACAGAAAGTCTAAGATTTCTTCCGAGAGAATTGATGCCGATTGAAGATGCGGTTAAAACATCACCAACAGAGTAACCTGTTCCACCAATTGAAACAGTAGCTGCTATAGCAACTCCATTTTGAATGGTAATGTTTGCTTTTGCATCTCTACCAGTTCCCGTAACTGAAGTCAGAGAAACATTATTATATGTTAGAGAACCACTTGATGGAGTGTATCCAATACCAGCGTTGATAATTTGAAGATTTCCTGTTACTGATCCACCAGCTCCAACATAAATTCCAGTTGCGTTTGATCCTGATTGTGAAATTCTATTTCCAATTTCCAATCCAGAGTCACGTAAAGTAGTTCCAAGACCAACACGAATTCTTCTGGAATTTAATTCAAGTGAATCCTTTCTTAAAGTTGCAACTTGTTTATTATTTTCATTCAACTCTGGGTTGAAGAATGTTATGGATCCCTGTTCAACAAATCTTGCAGAATACAAACTGAACTTAAGATCTTCATATTGGCTTGGAGTCCATGTTGAAGCATTCTGAGACTTGAATAATGATCCAAGAGTTGGTTGTTTCTCAACAAAAACCTGAGATGCTTCTTGACCTAAAGTTGCACTAATATCAATCTCACCAAGTCTGGAAATAAAAGTAGTATACTCTGTAGAATCTGAACCAACAATTAGGGCATGTTCCTTTCCACCTTCTAAGAATACTGGTGCTGGGAAATTAACTCTTGTTGGAACTGATCCATCATCTGAAAGATTAATTTGATCAGGATAAACATAGACTATACCAAATGGATATGCATTGAATGTTGGAGTACCAAGACTCATTGGTCTTAGTTCTACAAATACTGGAACAACATTATCTTTCTTTTGGAAATACAGATCGACACCTGTAATATATCTTCCTGTATTGTCTCTGTCGTCCCCAATAATAAAGGATTGTGCAAGAGGGTCTCCACCACCAATGGTGGCACCACCTTCACGGAAACGCGCCGCCTGCTCTCGTTCTCGAGCTTCTCGTTCGGTGATCACCTCAGTTCTAATAATAGTTTGAGTGGGAACAGGAACTGTAAAGGTTTGGTTGATAGTCTCTGTTATGGGTCTTGATTCTGACAGACTGACTGTTTGAATTTCAGTATTTCTTAATGCTAATGTAGTCTCTTGGTTTTGTGTTATTAGACCATCAGCAAAGAAATTAGATTCTGCTCTAGAATCGACAAGTTCTCCAGGTAAAGGACTATTTGTTGAATTGCTGGTTAATTTAAATGTCTTTGTTCCTGTATTGAAACTTGGATTAGAAGAATCATTAGGATCTGGAACAAAGAATGATCCAATTATGACACCAGATCGATCAGATATTAATCTGATATCTTTAACTCTTGCTCTAGCTCTACTTGTTCTCCCAACCAAAACCATTCCAATAGAAATATTTCCAAAGAAATCAGAAACAGAAAAATCAGCTAAGCTTGTAGTGTCAATATTTAAAATTGTGGAATTTGATGAATATTCAGATGGAATTAAATCACCTTGACTATATGGATTTGTTTCATAAGTACTTGTTGGATTATTGAAGGGGCCATATCTATGATTAATTGCTGCACATCTTGCTCTAAAAGTTGTATTTGAATTAAATACTGTTTCTCCAACTACAAATGATCCCTCCAACATTTCAATTTCTATCAGTTTTGGTATAACATAATTACTGACACTTCTGGAATCAAAAAATGGATAAACTCTAGTAAATGGTCTAAGTTTCTTTGCATTAAATTCAATATTTCTAGATCTTATAAAAGGAGAAACATCAACATTAACCACTCTGTTGCCAATAGAAACATTATTGGTTGTGTTAATTTCTCTTGTACTAGTACCCCTTCTTGTTTGAGTTCCAGTTCTAACAATTGAAGAATTTATAACTGCCTGATTTCCAACAGTTTGAGTACCGCTAGACGTAGTGGTTCCTGTCCAATTAGTCTCCCAAGAGTTCCAATCTACTGGACTAAAACCTGCTTGAGGATCAAAATCAGTGGATTCTAGTTGAGTTCTTGTGACTATTCCACCTAGTCCCTCAACAGTTAATGGTTCAATTCTAACCTGATCAACCCATATATCTGATGATGGATTCAAATCAATTTGACCAATGTATTCGGTGATAAGATATGGAGTAACACTTTCAATTCTAGTGGCAAAAGGTTGGTCAATCTCCAATACCTCTTGATAATCCAAAGTTATAATACCCTTTCCAGTAGAATCTGGATTTGTGCCACTACGTTTAATGTTATCTCCTATCAAATCGTTAACATACTTAATATCTGGATTTGATATTGTACCAATTCCCAACAAAGAGTTAGATCCAAGTAACAAATCAATTTCGGTTGTGAAAGAGGATGGTCTCAATTCATTATTTGCACGATCAATACTATTCTTATAAGAATTATAATTCTCAGTTTGATATGAGTTAGTTGAGAAATTATCTACAAATATACCAGACTTAAATCGATCTAAACCACTAGAATCTTTTATTTGTAAATTCTTTGCATTATTTTCCAGAAGTGTTAGAGAACTATAAAATTCTAAATCAGTTATTCTTCTCTCTAACTTAGAAATATCGATCATTCTATATCTTTTATGATCGACCAGAGTTATTCTAGCTTCTTGAGGATTGCACAAGTATGGTGGCAAAGTTACTCTTGCAATTTCCAAACTACCAGATACCTCATCTGGCAATTGTGGGAATTCTGATGGAATTCCTTGTTTTACCAATAAAATTGGACTTCTATTATATGATTGGGAAATTCTTGAGTTATCATTTTTGCTGGAAAGATAAACTCTGTCAATTCTTCCAAGATAAAATGAATAATCTAAAATAATGGACTCATCAGATGCTAAAACATCTAAAGATGAGTTTTGATCTTGATCAAAAGATCTTCCAAAAAATTCAAAGGGAGAATATGATGATGAATCTGGATCATAATTATCAACTCTAGGTCTACAATCAACAATATTTGATACAGAATTTCCATCTACTGATTGTAAGTCGCAATAATCAAACTGATCATAAGAATTTACAATTGTTATATCTCCAGTATCTGATGTTGGAATATATGCAGATTCGTAGTAAACTTTTATTTTTCTTGTTGGTGGCAAGGAAGTTGTTTTTCTTACTATTCTGGAGTAATCCAAAATAGTGCTTCTTTGCCCATTATTTAAAGTATAGTTGCTTACAATATTATTAGATCCCGATACAACGCTGTTTATTTCAGCAGTTGTGCCAGATTCTTTAAATTTTACAGTTTCACCCTCGATGAAGGGAATATTATTCAAGTAAACATACCCAATACTTAAGGAACTTGGTTTTTCTACACAAATAGCAACAGAACCACTTTGCTCACCGACAATTTCTTCACCGATTATTATTTCAGAACTAGTTGCAGAAGTTGATGAAATATTTTGAAGATTTAATATTGGAGCAGTTGGATCTTGAATTCCATTTGATTCAAAAATAGCGTAAAGTTTGGTAACTTCTGGAACATTTAAACAAATTTGATCATCCTGAATACGAGTTCCATAAGGATAGTTTCCAAAAACTAGTCCATCATTATTAGCAGAAGAAGAATTTAATGATGATTTGTTTATTAATAAAGATTTTACTCTGTTCTTATTTTTTACTCTTGATTTAATTTCTGTTTTTCTTAGAGTTGCAATTAATCTTGCATTTCCACTACCTTCCAATCCATTAATAGTAAGTTCCTTACCTCCTGAAGTAAAGACAAATTTATCTGCGCTCAGTGGTTCGGTGCTACCATCATCTCGGATTAAAACATATCTTTCTTCATCAAATGGTAAGAAGATTTCATTAGATAAAATTTCAGTAGGTGGAATAGTTAATGAATTTGATGATATTACAACATCAAACTGTTTTCTGATCGTTAATTGAGAATCAGTTAGATCTACGGATGATACAAATTGTTTTCCTAATTTTGTATACAGAGTATTATCTGACGAACTTAAGAATCTTGATTTTAAGATTCTAAAATCAGATGGAGTTATATCTGTAGATGGTAATACTCCTTCACATATTCCTGTTACAGTTGTTATTCCAGAAATAGTAAGAGATTTTTCAGATACTGATTGAATCTTTGCAAAAACGGGAACTGTTAATCCTGCACTGGTAAAAGCAACGATATTTCCAACAGTGGCAACCCCTACAAAATTGAAATCTGAAGTTGATACTGTAGAAATTCCTGAAAATTGTGAGGTTATATTAACCAATCCAATATTAACTGATGTATATTGCTTTGTGTCAGCAGTAAAGGTAGTTCCAGATCCAGTTACTCCATACAAAGATTTTACATCATTTGTTCCATATGAAGTTACAGCTGTTGCTACTCTATTATTTTCAATACCATCAAAAATGAACTTTTCTCCGATAGCAAAGGTTCCATTTATATTGTATGCAGTAATAATTCCCGAATTACTTGCAGAATATCTTAAGAAACCTGTTGCTCCAGTTGATTTTCCTTTTATGTATGTTGGAGTTGATAATGTGATGGGTTCATTTAGGGAAATCTCTGTATATGTTTGAATGTCATATAAAGAAATATCCCATTCATTAGTATTTGGTAAAGCAGAGTTGTAAGATCCGGACTCTAATGCAAAATCATATACTCTAGCTATTCCTATTTCCTTTCCAGATGAAGTATATTGATTTTCTCCTAATCTCGAATCTCTTAAACTTACCGTAAATGATGTGGATATTCCCAGAGATGGTGATCCATACACTCTGTTTAATGAGTATGTTGCTCCAGTAGAGTATATGATACTTTGATTAGTTAAAGTATTAGTTGTTCTTGGTTTTTCAAAATCTATAATTGTTGGAGCCAATAATTCAGTTTCATATCCTGTAATATAAGCTTTTCCTGGAGAAACAATATAAGAACCTAAACTATCAGTAGGAACATTTCCTTGATACGTTATCTGATTATCATTAAAGACTCCACCATTTCCTTTTCTATCGTTTAAGGAATTTTTTATTTCTAACTTAAATGGTTTTACATAATAATCTCCAGATTCATCAAATGTTCTTCTGGCAAATTCTTGACCTAAGATATTGAAATCAGGATTTACTTTAAAATCAGTAATAACACCATTATCGATTGTTAATATTGTAACAAAATTATTGCTCTGTGTTTCTGATAATGGTATTTTAGACAGAATTGCAGATATTTTTAATCTATCAGCACCAGGCGCAGCATAATTTGAAAATCCTCTTGCATTATCTACCAAAGAGTCATCGATATCGGAATTGATAATCTCTTCTAATACTACAAATCCTATTTTATATGATGGGATAGTTCCTTCAGAATCTAAAACCAAAGTCTGAGGACTTACACTTACAAAAGCTCCTCTTAAGAAGTATACTCCTTCAGATAAATTGACTAAAGATCCTAAAATAGAAGACCTAATGTTAAAACTTGTGGCAAATGATTGATTTGCTTGTATAGATGTTAACTCACTAAAACCAGGAGAAACAGTTTCTTCTACTAAAAGATTCTCAGAATCACTGAACTGAAAATTGCCACTGTCACTTGTATTTAAATAATTTAAGTATAGAATAGTGTTGGAGTTATCAGACTCATTTTGCTTTAAAATATATACTACCTTTGCTTTTACCCCAGAGTCTTGCCCAACAATTACTCTATTAAGAAGATTATCAATATAAGTATCAACGTTCACTCCGTTGAAAGTATTTTCTAACTTTACTCCAAATACAGCATTATTATAACTTAATGATCCTGGGATTACAACGGATCCCTCAGTAAAGACGTGGTTGCCAAATTGCTCAATTTGATTCTGAAGGATTGACTGCAATCCAGTTAATTCACGAGCCTGAACAGGATATCCAGGTTTAAATAAAACCTTATAATAATTTTTTGTTAAATCAAAATCGTCAAAGTATGGTGAGACGTTGAGATTAGTTTCCTGTGGCATAATTCTTTAGAATTGCAAAATGACTTTGATATCTTCTTTTTGATTAGATGATCTGGTTATCGAAGGTCTATTATCGACGTAGATGATATTTCCAGAATATTTTTTAACTTCTGGATTAGACACACCAGATTCAAAGGATTGACCCAAGTAGTATGTTCTATTATTTATTACGGTTGATATACCTGTGAAGTTTGTATCAATGGATAAAGAGTTTGCTGTTCCTACGATTGCAGTAGTTCCACCAGCACTGATATTGGAAGTAAATCTATTGAGACTGAATCCATAAGTTGGATTTGTTTTAGCAGTTCCATCAGTATTGAATCCGACAAGAGATTTATCCTGCCAATATTTCAAGACACCCGTATTTTGATCATATGAAATTACTCTACCAACAGCTGTAGATCCTACACCGATTGTTTGGATAATTTGACTATCTGTGGGGAAAACTGCAGTTTCGAAATTACCAGATAATTTTATTGCACCAACTGCACTTGCTTTATCTAAAGTTAAAATCGAAGATGAATTATACGCTTCTGGATTTTCTACAATTCCAACTCTTGCGATCTGGTTTCCAGTAATAAAATCTGGGTTCTCTATATCATTTTCAATTCTAGAATAAACAATTACGTTATACGCACCAAGTTCTCTGTAGATATCAGCTCCGTGACCACCTTGAGGAGGAATGATAACATTGAATACTGGAGATGTAGAACCAGAAGGAACATTACCAGCAGCGATGTCTACAGTTCCATAAGTATATCCCGATCCCCCTTTAGAAATTACGACTGATTCAACTTTAGAATCGTTATTGATGATAATCGTACATTCAGCTCCAGTACCATCACCTTTAATAGGAACTCTTGTATAAGTCTGATTAGCAGTTCCAAGACCAACACCACGATTAGTGATCGTTACAATCTTCAACTGTCCACTGGTAGATGCATTATTTCTAACAGCAGCATTTTCTGTGCTTGTTTCCCAGTTTTTTGGAACAGGAATAAAATTAACAGAATCAAACTTAATGATATCACTGGGTTTAATAGTATAGAGATATTTCCAAATATATCCATCACCACTATTTCCAGCAGATCTTGGTTCTAAGTCCACAAAAGTAGGTTCATCAAGTGATGGTCTTCCTTCTGGATTTTCTGGTGAAGTCCCATTATTAAGGCAAATATAAACTCTAAAATCACTATTAATTACATAATAATTTGCCGAGTATAAACTAGTTGCTCCAGAAGGTCTAGAAGTTCTATTTCTACTGATATCATGACGATACATGTCATAAGTAATTCCAGACTGCCAAGTGACCTTACGGACAACCTGCTTTACATCATCTTCTCCAATTTTTTTGAGAGCAATCATTGTATCCCAATAATCATTCTCTTGATCAAAATTGTCTATTGGAGCGGGAGGATTTACATCCCAAGTTGGAGAAAAATCTGTTGCATTAGGAAGAGCCACAAAAGAATAATAAGAATTCTCAGAAGAAGTTGCCGCAGAGACAAAGTTCTTAGCATTTAGTATTCTTAATTGGTCAGTTATAATTG